TTGGTGTCAAGGACTTCTATTGGCCTTGCAACCAAGAACTATTCAACATCTTGTCTCACTTGGTACACCACGAAGATGCAAAAACATTCGACATCCCCAATATACAAACAGCGGCCAAAGTGCTAGGACACAACGATTTTGTCAGCGGCGGCAAGCACTCTGAATACCTAGATGCCGTTGTTGAAGAGGTGGGTTCATCCAAAGATAACGTTCGATCACTTGTCGTCGCAGTTTACAAGCTATCATTAGCTCGCCGTGGTTATCTTGCCGCCCAAGCAGTGCAGAACAATCTCAGAAAAGTCACTGGCGCAGAAGATGTAGATACTATCATAGGTCAGATTGAAGAACCTATATTTGAATTCACGGGCCAAATTGTATCTCATGGTGCCGGTGTGGTCTCTTTGGGGCAAAGATTCAAACATGTCATGTCTGCGTTGGCCGAAACACCACAAGACATCGTTGGGTTGCCCACAGGATTTCCGGCATGGGACGCAGCCATTGGCGGCGGATTCAGGCCAGCGACGGTTAATGTAGTAGGAGCAAGACCCAAGCAAGGGAAATGCGTTGATTCATATAATACAGCTATAATAACAGATAATGGTATTCTAATGCCATATGAAATGTTTTTTGTTAAATGCGAATTGGGACTACATCATCACATTGATGCTAATCTGTTAAATGAACGTGGTCAATTGGTAAGACCACAATATGGATGGGTGAACGGATATAAAGATGTAATCACAATACAAACGAAATATGGCGCTATATTATCAATAACGCCAAATCATCCAATTAGAGTTCTAACTCAAGATGGTAAGGTTGTTTGGAAAAATGCTGAAAATTTGATTCCTGGAGACTATACTGTCGCTAGACGTGGAGACAGATGTTGGGGCAAAAACCATTTAACCCCAGATGATGCTTATGTAATTGGATTACTTGTTGGCGATGGCTGTATTAATAGCCGTATCGTTGATATGTCTTCTCAGGACGATATTTGTCGGAAGGAATTCATTAAATTTATTGATCGCAATAATGGTACTATTGGAACAAATACCCAAACGACACTCAGGTGTAATATTGTTTCAGTTGCACAACAAATATCTAAATTAGGTTTTTACGACGAAAATGGCAAAAAGATATTTCCTAAGCATATAAGGACATCTGATGAATCTAGTGTGTGCCAAGCATTATCTGGATATTTCGATGCCGATGGTTGTGTGGAACATATCGGCATAACATCAACAACTAATTCATTGAAACTAGCAATGCAATTAAGGGCCATGTTGTTAAATTTGGGCATACTTTGCAGACTAAGAACAAAACAAATAGCACCACCCGGACACAATACAACACGATCATATTTTGAATTAGCCATACAGGACGTAAAATCGGCACAATTATTTAAGGATTTAATTGGTTTTCGAGTCAAAAGAAAACAACAGGCATTAGAGCAATTTTGTCAGAAAAAATCATCAACTAAACATGATGTTGTGCCATATCTGCATAAACATCTTCAAGAACTACAAACAGCAGTGATAATAGATAGAGGATATTTTATATCCCGTAATTATAGAGATAGAAACAATTTAGAAAATAATGTTAATCGTTGGATTAGGCGAGCCAGAAGACCAAGAAGAGAAATGATCCTCGAATTGCTGCAACAGTTATCTGATTATAGCCATTTAGAATCATACAAAACAATTGAAAAACTAATCGATCCATCATTATTGTTCGATCCTATTAAAAAATTATCGGATAATCAAATGTGGACATGCGATTTTTACATTCCAAATGGACATAGTTTTATCACCAATGGTATCATAAGTCATAACAGCTTCTTCTGCATCAACGTAGCACGTAATGTCGCAGAAAACGGCATTCCAGTGTTATATCTAGACACCGAGCTTACGGGAGACACTCAGTTGCATCGCCTCACCTCTTTGGTGTCGGGCGTAGATTTGAACCATGTGGAAACGGGCCAGTTTACCGGCAATCCTCATGAGTCGGAAGCAATCTGGGGTTGCCAGGAGCACATAGAGGGACTTCCCATTGATCATTTCTCGGTGGCCGGTTTGGCACCACACGCTATCATGTCCATTGCCAGAAGATGGTTGTCCAAAACCGTAGGGTTCACCAGTAGCGGAGCGGCAAAACCGTGTCTCATCGTTTACGACTATCTAAAGCTAATGGATGATGGTGGATTCAAAAACAACCTGCAAGAATATCAGTTGCTTGGTTTTCTGGTTACGGCTTTACATAACTTTGCCGTGAAGTTCAAGCTCCCTGTGTTGGCAACAGTACAGCTTAACAGAGATGGCGTTGAAAAAGAGGGGGCTGAAGTGGTCTCCGGGTCTGATAGAATTGTGTGGTTATGCTCCAACTTCACGATTCTCAAGAAAAAGATTCAGACCGAACTTAACGAAGACCCGCCATCGAATGGTACCAAGAAATTGGTTGTTACAGATACCAGATTCGGTGCTGGCATGGAAAGCGGCGAATACATCAATGTTATAGACAAGCTTGAAGTGGGTAAGCTGTCTGAAGGAAAACCATTCTCGGTAGTGACACAATCTGCTTTGGAGAATCAGGCGAATGAGGCGGTTTAGCTCCAAAGACATTCCGTTCATCCAGGCTCGTGCCTGCGAGAGAATAACCGAAGTGTTCGACGCACTCGGTATCGACTACGTTGAACGGCACGATTATCTACAGGCCGCTTGCCCAGTCCACGAGGGTGACAATCAGAGGGCTATGTTCTGGGCTATCCGGTCCAGCCATTGGCAGTGTAAAACCAGAGGGTGTCATTGCGACCCCATCACTGGTCCGTCGAGCAGTGTTTTCGGGCTGGTGCGTGGTGCCATGACCCGCAAGACAGGAAAAGAGTGGGGCTTCAAGCAAGCCGTCAACTTCGTGGTCCAAGCACTGGGGCTCGAACAGTGTAGCGGAGATGCGGCGACCGCTCAAGACATAGAGATTGCGAAGATCATCAAGCAACATCGAAAAAAACAATCTGCCACACAGGGACAAGGTATCCCGTTGGCTACCATACTGCCACACCTGAAAGCCGATCAGGTATACTACCCGAACCGTGGTGTTTCGCCTGAAATCATAGCTCGCTATCATGTATCGTTTTGCAACACCAAGGGGAAGCCAATGTACAAGAGGGCTTTCTTCCCGATCTTGGATGCGACTGGACGATACGTAATGGGCTGGTCTGGGAGAAGTATCTACGACAAGTGTACAAAGTGCGGTATGCATCACCATCCAGAACGGCCATCGTGCCCCGATCCGCAATATGGTGGCGTGTATACCAAATGGAAGCACTCTAAGGGTTTTCGTGGCGAATTGTGTCTGTACAATCTATGGTATGCCAAGCCATTCATAAGCAAAACTGGCACGGCCATTCTGTGTGAAGGGCCGGGAGACGTGTGGGCATACGAAGCGGCTGGCGTTAGGAACAGTGTTGCCCTGTTGGGTCTCAATATGTCAAAGCAGCAACGACTGATGCTCCAGAATGCTGGGGCGCTAACGGTTGTTTGCATATTCGACAACGATGAGGCTGGTCAGGAAGCAATGAGAAAACTAGAAAGAGACTTGACTCACTATTTTCGCGTGTTCTGTGTAACACCGGATACCGTGAATGATGTTGGTGATATGTTTGCTGATGATATTACGGCAAAGATTGGTCCCATTTTGGAAAAGGCATCGAGAGCAGCAATGCTCTCTGATGGTTATAGTCAGGAGATTAAATAATATGTATGATAAATTGAAGATTGATGAGAATAGTAGCTGTTTGTTTTCTCCAGAAGAATTTCAAAAACATGCTATGTCTGATATAGAAGCATTTTGCAAGAATATGAGACATCTAGTAGATAATCCATCCTCATGCTCTGGATTATTTGAGTACAGAACAGAGGATCGATGGTATGCAACGTTTGTCGATTGGTTGAGGGGCTAGAAAGGAAGATTGAAATGTCGAATCAGTTTGAGATCAAAGACTCCGGTGAGAGACGCGATTTCGACACCGGAGCTAAAAGGGATGTTGACCACGACAAGCCACGTTTCGATCTAATACCAATGACGGTGATTCGTGAAGTAATTAATTTTTATCCGCGAAAAAAGGTGTTTAGAGATTTACCAGAATCTATTAGTAATGATTTGAAAGTAATTATGTGGAATTTGGGATTATCGTGGGGGGAAACAGTCAATAATGATCTTTTATTAGAATTGATATGGATTGTTTTGGAAGCAATCCGAAACCAAGAAACAGATAGTATTTTGAAAATACGAAATAATTCATATGATGGTTTACATTTAATTTCACCGAAGACCTATTTACGTCTTGCTAATCATTATAGTGGTGGAGCAAAAAAATATGATCCATGGAATTGGTCGAAGGGGATGCCTCTTAGTGTTTTTCATGCTAGTTTAATGAGACATATATTTGCGGTTATGAATGATATGACAGACGAAGACCATTGGAGTGCAATCTTTTTCAATGCTGCATGTATCATTCACTTCAATGCCGTTGGCCGAACCGACTTGGATGATATAACCCCGCGACTTGAGGAATGGAAACAAGCGTTGCATAATAAGCCATTGAATATAAATATGAATTATGAATTGGAAAGAATGAGACAAGAGCAAATTTCCAAGGATTAATACAATGAGAGTGGTCAGATGTAGTGCTAGTGCTATTGATTTATACAACCATTGCCCATTTTCGTATTTCATGCAGTACATTCTTGGCATGGAATCGAGGGTGGGCAAAGCAGCACTCCAGGGTAGCATCGTTCACCAAGCTCTGGAGTGGATGATCAAACTGCGCAAGTGTGGCAAGACCAATGTTGATCCGATGTGGTTACTCAATAGAGCGTGGGATGAACTGACTGCGAAATCAGATATCGAAATTCGCAAGGTGACCACCCGCATAGACAAAGAAACGGGTGACTTCAAAGAAGCGGCTGATTTCAAGAAGTGCCGGGTTGCTCTAGAAACAGTGTTGGCTGATCCATACTATAATCCATACCAATTGGCTAATGTTGTTGACGCTGAGCGGTGGTTTGCTCTTGAGATGCCGGGCGACGAGTGGCTGTGCCTCGATAAAGATGGCAAACCACATCAGTTCACCGTGCGTGGTTTTATCGACCTTGTACACGAGATTGACGCCGAGACCATCGAGATTGTAGACTGGAAGACGGGTAGCAGGAAAGATTTCTACACTCAACAGCCCATAGATGAAGCTTTGCTTATGAGAGAGGTTCAGCCGAGGCTGTACCATTTGGCAGCATATTTCTTGTATCCGAAGTACAAGAACATATTGATTACTTTCTACTACACCAACGACGGTGGCCCTGTTACCATCGCTTTGTCACAGGAAGATGTTGCTATGACCATAGCGGCACTGCACCGCTTCTTTACGACTATCAGAAAAGATACTCTGATGCGACGTAATCGCTGGTGGACATGTAGGATGTGTAACTTCAACAAGAACGGTGTGTGTCACCGCGTATGGAGTGATTTACACACAATGGGCGGTGAGTATGTAGAAGATCGTTACGCTAATCTGAATTGTGAGAGCCAATTGGCTCTCTGTCAACCGGTTGAAGCATAATGTCTACTGAACAATGGAAAGATGTTGTTGGATATGAGGGATTATATCAAGTATCTAATTTGGGGCGTGTTAAGAAATTAGCAGGCACTAAATGCCGCGCAGATAGAATGCGGAAATTAGTAGTTACTCCAAATGGACGCTTGCAAATTGCATTATACAAGAATAATATAGAGAGAAAATTCTTGGTACATCGCTTAGTATTGATAGCGTTTGTTGGTAAGCCCAAAATCAATCAGATTACCAGACATTTAGATGGCAATCCTATGAATAATTATTTAACCAATTTACGATGGGGAACTCATGTTCAAAATCAAGCCGATTCAGTGCGGCATGGAACCAAAATTAATCCTCCCAAAAATGATAATAGTGGTACCAATAATGGTCAAAATAAATTATCAGAACAACAAGTTGCCATGATAAAACAGCTAGCTGACAGAGGCTTGCATACACAGCAACAAATTGCGAATATGTATGGTATTACGCAGCAGACAGTTTCAGATATTAAAAGAAATCGTAGTTGGAGTCACTTAAATGAATAATACTAAGACATACTGCCCACTGCACGTACATTCATACTATAGTTTATTGGATGGTCTATGTTCTCCACAACAAATAATTGACAGATGTGTTGAACTTGGATTACCAGCTTGTAGTATCAGTGACCACGGAAATATCGCAGGTATGAAGGTTTTTTATGACGCTGCCAGGAAAAAGAAGATTAAGCCTATCATCGGATGCGAAATGTATATCTGTGAACAGGAAGCAGATATCAAGAATTCTGACAACAACAGACGACACCACCTGATTGTCCTAGCCAAAAACGATCAGGGAATAAAAGACCTAATGGCCCTGGTGAGTGAATCAAACAGACCGGATTACTTCTATCGCAGACCACGTATCCACCTTGCTGGTATCGCCCCGTTCGCCAAGCGGGGCAACTTGATTTTCCTCACGGCATGTATAGCAGGTGAATTACCCATGTCGCTGTTCACTGACTTCCGCGCAGCAATCATGGCGGGCAGAAGTGGTAATGCCGATGGGGCAAGGGAATATCTGCGACCGAATTGGAAAGATGTCGGGAAGGCCATTATCCATAAGCACTTAGCAACCTTCGGCAAGGGTAATTATTACCTTGAGCTACAAGATGAGGGCATGGGCATCCAAGCACTGGTAGTCGAATGCCTGCGTGAACTCAGCACAGAAACGGGAGTCCCAACAGTTGCTACCATCGACGCACACTACTGCAAACAACAAGAGGCTGAGGACCAGAGGCTATTGCTATATGCGCAACTACACACGACGAAAGAAGAGCAGGAGCGCAAACTGCAACAGACAGGCGACGTTATGGATTTCATGGTTTCGGATAGGTACTACATCCCATCCTACGACGAGATGAGAAGACACTTCACCGAGGCAGAACTACAGACCACACTGGACATTGCCGATCAGATTGAATATTCATCTCTGGGCCACAATCCTTATCTCCCTATTTTCACCAACGAAGAGTCGAAGACCCTTGGTCTTAACTCGAATGAGTATCTAAGACATCTGTGTATCGAAGGTGCTAAAACGAAATTGGCACATCTCAACGCACAGCAGAAACGAACCTATTGGGAACGTCTACAGCGGGAACTCATTGTCATCGTGGAGGCCGGGCTAGCAGATTACTTCCTGATTGTCTGGGATGCGTGCCGCTTTGTAGACGAAAGGAATGGCCCCAGAGGCAAGGGGCGGGGCTCTGGTGCTGGCTCGTTGGTCAACTATCTGACAGGAATCACAGGCATTGATCCAATCGAATACGGGCTATACTTTGAGCGATTCTACAACATGAGCAGGAACATCCCTCCGCACTTTGATGTCGGGCAAACGGATTTCATGTCATGGATGTCCGACAACTTTGAGATGTTGCATACTCGTGATACAGATGCCGAGCGGAAGGCGGTGGCTACGCACCTAGCCAGACGGATGAAGCAGGGGAAAGCCGAATTCACCGACATAATGCGAGAAGAGGTGGAATGGATCGACGAGAAGAATCCTCGAATGTGGATGTACCTGTATGATATGATCAAGGGCAAGCCAGCCGAAAACCCATCGAATTCGCACTTAGCCTATGGGCTTGGCCTAACTCTGGCTGGCCGCAACGAGTTAGATGTCAATCGCAAAGTCAAAACCCACGATGGACATATCAGCCTCCCGGATATCGACACCGACATCGGTGTTGTGTTCCGCAGTGAGGTTATAGCGTACCTCAAAGAACGATGGGGCGATGAATATGTCGCCCAGATGATTACCTTCGGTCGCCTACAAGGCAAAGCGGCTCTCAAGGAAGTATTCCGGGCTCACCCCGATACGGTCAAGCATCTTATGAAGGTCAAGGCGGTGAAAGAGGGCAAGGACGCTG